TTTTTTTTCACCGAGTAAATTATCTTTTCTTTCAATTTCAATATTCATTTTGTTACAACTCCTTTTAATGTTTTAAAATAATCAGTAATAAATAAAATAATTCCTTCTTTCATGCAAGAATTAAATTTATACCAATTTGGTATTTTAAAATACCAGTCTTTATTTACTTTCATTTATTTAACTCCCAAAAAATCCATTATTTCTTTTAACTGGCAATCAACATGATTTAAACTTCCTAGCGATCCCCAGTCATTAGCTTGATAATCTTTATTTATATGTTTTTGTAATTTAGATAATTTTTCTGCAATGTTACTACCCGTATTTATTAAAGCTGATTTTAAAACTTCTTTATCACCGCAATTATTAATGCTATTATTTATTTTCATATTTACCATCCTTATACTTAATAATAGCATATTTCTGCTATAATACAAGAAGAATCTTTCTAAAATAATAAATATTTTTTAACTTTTTAGTATATATTTTATAGGATTTATAGTATTTTTTACCAAAATACTTAAATTCTACTTAATTTCCATGTAGTATAATACAAAAGGCCGGATAATCCGGCCTTCAGGAGAAATAATGAAAACATTGACTGCTATACTGGCATATAGCTTATTTAATATATTTTGAACAAGTAAACCCAATTGCAAGACCGGCTCCGATTGCACAAACAAACGTGATCGGAATAACTGTCCCCAGCGAAATTGAAAGTATTTTATTTTTTCGTACTTCCGCTTTGTAATCCCCATCCAATTTGCTGTTGACATTGTTCAATTTGTCTAATAATATCGAGTCCGTTTGTATTACCTGTTTTAATTCGGTTATTTGTGTCTGTAATGTCGCCGATAATTGTATCTGATTTATTATTATCGCTTTTAAGTCCTGCAATAATGTCGTCTCTTTGCTTAAGTTGTTCTGCATATTTTTTACTGTCTGAAACTGAAATGTTATGATAGATGTAGATCGTGATTGAGCCGGTAAGAATAACACCGCAAAAAAAAGAAATAATACAAAAAATAATAATTTTTTTAACATTCACTTTACTCTCCTTTAAGTTGCCGGTATTTCTTCAGGCTGATCTTCGATTGCTTCTGGTATTTCTTGAGCTCCGCCCTCAACAGCATTCACGTCATCAATTTGCTCGTCATTAAATTCCTCTTCAGCGATCATGAGTTCAATCTCTGAAATTTCTTCTTTGATGTTCATAATCTTTTCTTTTAAAAATTCATACATAAAAAACTCCTTTTATAATCCTTCTTTTTTCTTAAAAATTGCAGCGATGCCATCCATTATATTTACAGAATAAACTGATAATGAGGCCCCGAGTAAAGTATCAATAGCGATTCCATTTACTTGAAATTTATTTATAAAAAAACAAATTAAAAAACTAAATAAAATTCCTAATCCAATGTTGATGAGAATTTTTGATTTTTCATTATAGAACTGGAAATTATTTAATCCGAGCTTAACCGCATGAACAAATAAAACTACAATTATTATGATTGTAATATTTATACCATGAGATAATAAATAATCATTTGCTTTAAATAAATAATCAAACATCATCTTTTCCTTTTCAAATACGGCCGAAAAAGTCGTTTAATTTTATATCCCCACTTATAATAAAGAAATTCAAAAAATCTTTTAATTAAAGCGGGAATAACAATTGTAAATAATCCTGTAAATATTATTCGAATAAATTGAAATCCAACAACAATATAATGCAGGCTATTTAATAACCTTTTTGGAAATATTGAATTTTCTTTCAATTATAACTCCACTAACGAAAGATGCAATTATGCAAACAATAAAAGTAAATAAAATAAATAAAAACATAAATATCTCCTTTAAGTTGCAGCTTGATTTTTAACCGCTGCAATCGCTTTCATATTTAAAATATTTGCCTTTGATATTGCAATATCAGCAGCATTTTTTTCTTCAATAATTAATTGATTTTTAAGATTTAATATCTTTGCAGAAATATCTTTTTCTTTTGCAATAATTTCTTTTTCTTTTTGCAAAATGAAATCTGATATTTCTTTATCAAATTTGTCGGTAATTTTCTTGATTTCTTTTTTAACAAAATTAAATATGCTCATTGTGATCTCCTTTTAATTATTATAATACTTTAAAATTTAATGTCAATTTTTAATTATCTCTCTTATTGACATAACTCTTTCAAGATTAATTTGTTTTTTCATACCATCGTATGTATCAAAATAAGTTATAATATTATTTGTCACTGAAATTAAATTACAAAAATGCCCAGTATTTTTATAAAAACATTGAACGATATACCATACTTGATTAGAATTTGACCAATTGATTTCATCTGTCGGGTTGTATCGTTTTTCAAATAACCCAAATGAGTTAAAAGCAATCCATGTTAAATTTCCTTCAGAATCAATCCCAGAGTTTTTTTGCAACGCTTGAGCTAAAGTTAAAGGCGTGTAATCCATTCCTAGTAAAACTAAAATATTACAAAGGGCCGTTAAAAAACAACCGAATTCTCCAATTGTAACGCCTGGAGCCATTTCAAAAGATTTCCAGCGATCATCGTTTTGTATAAACATAATTCACCTCACTTTGATCTTAATATCAAAATCACCAAAGATGTAATAATCCCTAAATATCCCAGAATATGAACAAAATTAAAATTCCGCATAGAATCAAGTTGTACTTTAATCAATTTGCCAAAATCCTCAAATTGCTTTTCAATATTTTCTTTAACCTGTTGATGATTATATTGACAATCTTCTTTTGTTACTTTCTCATTTAATTCTTTTTGGAATTCCCTTTCTGATTTTGTCATTTCAAGTCCTTTCAAGGCATTATCCATAAAATCCCTTCTATGCTTTCTTTGCTATACTTATCGTGCTTTTTTCAGCAAGTCTATTTTGCATTGTTGATATTGCTGTTGTTTGCGCTTCCTGTAAACTATCATTATCCGCAGCTCCATCAATATCGTTTAATCCTTGAATAAGTTCATTTTGTTCGCCATTTTGATTTAATGCAACATCAATTGGATTGTATTGAGCTTTCAAGGCTTGCTTTGCTTGATTTTTTTGCAAGGTTAATAAATCATCACTTGACAATAAAATAGCTTGACCATTAGAATCCGTAGTTTGCTGCTCTGTTGGATATTTAATATTAATTATAAAAGTAGGATCATTATATTCATCGTTAGTAATATCAAGACTATTTTTATCTTGAATTTGTCCTTTGCAAGTATAATTTAACATACAGCCTGTTTCATTTGTTATTTCCATTTTTAACTCCTTAAATTTTAAATTCTAATTGATAATTATAAAAATAATCAGAATTACCACCCCAAGAATTAACATTTCCTGAAGTATCAACATTACCAAATCCGTATGCTGCATTTGCTGTAACGGTAAATACGCTGTTAGCATCATTATACACAATAGCCATTCCTACATATACCGCAGTAACAAATACAATTAAAAACTCTTTTACTGTAGTTCCATCTATAGAACTATAAAATTTACAATCAATATATTCTATGCTTGTAATACCTTGTCCATGCCAAATATTATAATCTTGATTTTTATTTGATCCTGAAGTTTCATTAACTGTTACTGTTTTTCCACTATATGCACCGGTTAAAGTTCTTGCATTTGTAGCAATACCATTTCCGGTAGCGTTATAAAGATATAAAATACCAGATGATCCTGTGCCGCCTGAATCATAACTTACTATCCATGTATTGCCTGATGTACTTTCAGTTATGTGTTCCCCTGTAAAATCTACAGCTGCATTTTTTGAATTATATGTTACTGCAAGACCAATTTTTCTACTTCCATTTTTAGCCCAACTGGAATTAGAGATAAAATTTGTTTTTAAATGCGAGTAGCATCGTGTTACTTTTAAATAAGTTCCATCCGATTCAATCTCAACATAATCTCCATCCATATATAGAAAAAAACTAGTTAAAACTAAATCTTTATATTTTATATTTCCTGTAATTTTTGTTAAACCATTTCCATTATTTAAAATTTTTATTTTTCTATTTGTTTGAGTGTTTAAATTAGCTAAAGCAGCGGTAAATAATCCTGTGCTTGAAGTATGAGGAACTCTAACTTCATCATACCCATCGGTTGTTGTTGCCGTATAATTTGTAATTGAAGTATAAACATTTGGAGTTTTATAATAAGTTTTTTTAGTAGATTCCAAAACCATTTTTTTTGCAAAACTAGCTGCACTATCTTCAATCAAACTTACATCTGCATCAACTATGCTGGTTTTTTGAGTTAAAGCATCTATTTCCCCTGCAATATCTTTATGAAAAACTGGAAGAGCTGATATTGTTGTGTATTTTTTTACCCAACTTGCACCTGAATCTTCAATTAATAAAACATCTGCTTCAACAGGAATTGTTTTATTTGTAAGGCCTTCTATTGATCCTGCTGCAAAAGCAAGAGAACCGCCCACATCAACAAGTTTAACCCAATTTATAGTTGTTGCCGGAGCCGAAGTTGTTGCAGGATCATTATTTAAATTCGGAGTTTCATCTGTTCCTGTGTATGCTATGTAAATACTTCCTGATCTTTGTACTATACTTTTACTGGCATAATAATTTTCAGTCGATAACCATTCGGGAATACCTGACTGAAAACAATATGATAATTGCCATGTAAGCATATAAAACAAAGAATTAAAATCCTGTATTCTTGGCGGCTCTGCTGCATTGCCTGTAATCGCAAAAAGACCAAGTCCATATTGAGAGAGAGACTGCATAACTCCAATATCTTTTGTGTATGCCGGTGATCCCGCAGAATCACTTCCTATTGTCCCAGTTTCTGTACTACCTGATAATAGCCCGAAAACAGTTTGTAAAAATCTTGATTTGCTCGCCATAAAAACCTCCTTAAGCTCCGTATGTTAAAAAGCAACCTGATTTTGAAACGCTATAGCTTTTAAATCCAATCGCCCATGAAGGCGTGGATGATCCATATTCCTTTAAAAAAAACATTGCATTTATATCTGATGCAAAACTTACAGAAAGTGAAACACCCAACGGTCTCGGTAATAAATTTTCACTTTTTGCAATCTGAATTAATCTTTGAATATCACTTGCAAAGATATAACTCATTGACATATTAAGCCTATCATTAAATATGACATTATCGCCAAAGAATAAAAAAAGCAAATTATCAATATCCAATGATGAAAAATTTGAATTATTTATAAGTATCTTTAACTTTTGAACAAATCTAAATTCATTATCATTTAAAGAATAAAGAGGCTGTGAACTTTCAGTATAATTTCTAAATTGTTCATCTGGTACTGTTTCGTCGTAAGTCATGAATCCTAAAAGATGAGCGGCTGGCGATGCTGAATATAATTTAAATCCGAAGTAATTTCTAGTGAATGAAGTTCCGTAAATTGTTCGACTTACGCCGAGCCATGCTCCGATTATGTCCTGCGGTTGACCTCCAGCAAGATCAATTTGGTACCCTTCTTCAATTGAATCTAAAAGTTCTAAAATTGCAATAACTTTTATTAAAGCCTGAATTGTTGCTGTTGCCTTAGGCTTTGATTTATATTGAATTATGAGCAAATTAGAATAGTAAGAAATCAATTCTTTATTTGTCATGAAATTGTTATCCTTGTTGTGCTTAATATGAACTGATATTGAGGCGTAGTTGTTGTTACTACTTCGTACCAATTAATATTATCAGTAGAGAGCAACATCCCTGTAATTACATAATTTTTATTCATTTCTTTTACATAATCTGTAAATATATCTCCTGATGCTTGACCTCCAGGATTAAAAGTAATATTTTTAGCGATTTGTGCCGCAACATAATTCTTATCTATAGTTCCATTTGGATATAATAAAGAAAACTTAACATAAAGATTCTGGTTAATAGGACGATCAAAATAAGCCGTTAAGAAGCCGCCGGTTTGTTTTGCTACGTTTACGCTGACGCTTCCCTTCATGTTACATCCAGGAGATTTTTTAGAAAGTATTGCAACTGCGATGTCATTGTCTGACGCGCCTTCAACAATACACCATACACAATGAGCCGGCACGCCGTTGGCATCGGTCGATCCTGTGTAATTTTCCATTACTTGAACACCGACCACTCCAGCAAGATTATTAAGAGCAGCCGTTAAAGAATCAATATTTGCTTCAGAGCTTATTGCTACCGATACCCTTCGGCGATTTCTAAACTGAAAATCAGACTCTTCATTCTGGCCTATTGTTGTCGGGCCGGAAGAATTGTTTACGCTTGTTATTCCTGCAATAATAGTTACTGGTACCGTGATTGTATTCAAGGTCGATTGAACAAGGCCGATATTTGCTGCCCTAAAAAGCAAAGAGTAAGTTCCTGCTCCTGTGCAAGAAAAGCTTGCATTGAGATAGTATTGATTTCCCGCATCATCTTGGATTGTATAAGGTAAATTATCCGGCGTAAGTTGTTGGCTTTCAGAATCAAGTCCTTGAAGTGAAAGCCCTTGACTTATTACAACATCAATTGGCTGTAATGTAAATGAAGCTCCATTTCTTTCAATTCCATTTATTGCATATCTTTGATCTTGAATCACTCCCTCGCATTGTTCAGGATCAAAAGATGAGTTTATCTTTTGAATAAGTGTCCTAATATCCGTACCGGCTTGAGCAAAAATATTAAGCATTTCACCGTCAGGATCATTTGAAGCAATAGAAATATCCGAACCATAAATCGATTGAAAATTAGCTTGAAGCCCTGATAATAAATCGTTTAAAGTTTGTACTTGTAATCCGTAAATATCAAATGTATCATTTGCCATATTACACCTCTAGCTGAATCGTGCCGTAAACTGTATTTATATCAATTTGAGCCGAATAATTTCGTTCATTGACTATTGAAACATTGCTATTGATTTTCAATACGCCTTGAGTTTGAAGAATCACTCTATTTATTTCCATATCCAATAAATCCTTTGTGCCAATATCAAGTAAATTATTCCAGTCAACAAAGTCTTGCTTTGCAAAAAAACAATCACCCTGCCATGATAAAATTCTAGTCTTAAGACTTTGAATTAATGCATCTTTATCTCGAAGATAGTTGTTTTTTCCTTTCCCAAAGGTCCAGTCGCCTAAAGAATCTAATGCTCTTACTATCATATCAGGCCCCTTTAATTTTTGTCGACTTTAAATTATTCAAAATTCCTAAAGCCGTACCCATTGCCGCTGCCGCTGCCGATGCTTGCTCTGCAAGCGTGGTTACATTTAATCCGGTCAAAAAAGTCTGCAATGCCGTTAAAATAGTTGTAAGTTGGCTTACTAATTGTGTTCCTAAAATAAAGGGCTCTGTTCCGTTATTAAAAGTTATATTTCCCACGGAATCAACATCAATCTGTCCTGAAGTCGTAACAAGTCTAAAAGCATAAGTACCACAATTTATTTTTACTCGATCATTTGCCAACGATAATGGATTTATCTTTGAATTTATTCCCACAATCGCAATACCATCCGCAATTGAATGTTTTCTTTGCGTATTCGGTAAAGACTTGTTTTCTGCCGTCCACCAATTATCTATATCTCGATCATTGAACAATACCAGACAATAATCACCCTTTTTAATTGGGAACTCTATAAACGAACCTCCACCCTGAAGAAAAATAACCGGTATATCAATAAGCAAAGGATAAGTTTTCGCTTGATCTCCGAGCTGCCTTAAAACCATGATCTCGACTTGAGCGCTTTGAGTTGTTTTATCAAAAGAGTATATTTTACCTATATGATGACAATTTAAAGTTGAAAAAATATTGTCTTTTTTATCTGCCAAGACCTTTGACAGATCCGGCTCAAGTATATTTTTTTCGCTCATGCAACCGCCTTAAATGCCATTGCTCCGGCATTAAGTGAAACTCTTGTTGAAGAATCGCCGCATTCTGCTTCGGAATATTCAAAGTTATGATTAAAACCTTCAATCCTATACTGTCCATTATAAGCAGGATAAAGCGAAGTTAAAGCAACGATTTTTCCAGGCTCAAGCTCCGGACTGAATAAACATTCACAATCAAGAAAAGCATCTCTTCTTCTTGGAGTTGTTTTTAACGAAGATGAATCAAGATTTATAATTTGCCCTGCAATAACTTCATTCTTTGAAAGTATATGCACTTTTTCATTATCAATAAAAACTTGACCTTGAGTTTGTTCATTTAAAACTTCCCAAGATTGTCCCACGAAAGCCTGACCTCTTCCGCTCTGCCCTTGAGTAAGTTCTCCGAAAACTCCAGGTAAAAGATTTGGCATTGAGGCTATCATATTTTTCATTATCTGGGCCTTATCCGTACCTGCTTGAAAGCTTGCTGAAATATTTCCGTTTTGAATTCCATACAATCCATCATGAAATTCAAAATGAGTTATCCACTCCGTACCCTCTTTATATGAATAAGCCTCATAGACATTCCCTTGAAATATCTGTGGAAGCGAAGTTGATTTTCCGAAGTTAGGATTATTGATATTAAATGATGCAATTTGTAAATCTTCGAGATATCCAGCCTTAATAATCACCTGAATATATTTTGTGAAATCATAGCGATCTTTAAAAATTTTATTTCGATTACTTAATCCAAGATTTTTAATATCCATTGTGCAAGTATTTACCGTAGCCATCATGTGTCTTTCAACTTGACAACTCATTGAAAAAGGCGGAGTTATAGTAATAAGTTCGCCTGAAGGTAATAATATTTGTACTTCATAACTTCTATTTACTTTACTCATATTTTATTATCCATATAAAATTGTGTTACCTGTGCAACTTCATCCGAAGTCAATATATTAAATAAAACTCTTCCGCTGGAAAAATCGTCAATGAACATCGGCTCATATCCAGAGATTATATCGATATTAATTCCAAACGGAAGAATTTTTCGCCATTGATATAAAGCATTCAAATCACGTCTTAATTTAATTCCATTTATTATATGTGTATTAAAAGTCAAATCCATGTACCAATTTTGTGTTGTCGGATGATAATGAAACGTGAAGTAAATCGTTCCCGATCCATCCGGCATTGGAAAATTCATTGTTTGTTCGGCTGTTGCCAAAATTCCATTAAGCTGATACATAACACCTCATTGATGAAACGCTTCTACCGCTGAAAGCAAAAAAGTTTTCTTTGTTCCTTGCTGCTTTCCGGCATCCGATTTATCTGCTGTTTGTACTTCATTCCTATTTGAATAAAGAGCATTATTAAATAATGTAGTTGTTGTCTTTGCTATTCTCCATTCTTTTAATACTACTGTAAAAGAACTTTCCTGATTTGTTGTATTATCTTGGCTGGGACGAATATTCTGAATAATCATACTGTCAAAAAATTGCCACGGAGTTTGAACGGTTACAATCTGCTTAGATTTCATCATTGAATAAAGCTGTTTATAAGCGATCTCTTGTTGAGTTTTTGCATTATAGGAAAATTGATTTATTATATTTTGAGTTTTCTGTATTTGTTGAGCAACCGTATTTTGTACGCTATTAAGTTTTGATAATGCTTGTTGTATTGCCTGAGTTGCTCCTGGATTATACTTACCGAGATAAGCATCGACCGCCTGAAGTTTATCCTGTAAGAGGCTTGTTAAATTATAAACCCCTTGTCCTTTTTTATAAACCAATTCACCTTTAAATCCAGTCAAAGTAATAATAATTGGCTTAATGATTATATGATCTGCAATAACTGAATTATCTTCCATGAAGTGATCAGTTATATCAGCTTCGACGTTTACTTCTTCAGTTTCGGGAACGTCAAAAACCCATCCTGAAATTCCATCTGTTGTTTTTGATTTAAGAATTGATGATACTGACATATCAAAATATTGCTGAGGATTTAACCCATTGGAGGCTGTAACATTTGCTATCTGACTAAAACTCATTGATTTTTACCTCCAGCCATTGCATCGGCTTTTTTTAATTGTTTTTTCATTCCTTCTTCAATTCCTGCCTTAGATGCTTTTTTTATTTCTTCATAATCTACATTTACGCCATTTATAGTTTGATGAACTGTAACTTCAACATAGCCTTGTGGTGCAGTCATATTAAATGGTTTATTAGCCATATTAAATATATCTCCAGCTCCTCCGATTCCAGCTTTCCATTTAGCTTTAGATAATTCAGCTGCATTAAAATTTTTAATTAAATTTTCATTTTGTACTGTTGCAACTGTTTTTTTACCCGTCCAGATATCATTTAATTCTTTCATTATTTCTAAAACTTCTCTAATTGGAGCTAACCATGCCTCAGTCGATTTAGCCATATTCCCAAAAAAAGATTCAGTTGTTGGATCATTAAAATAAGTCCACATGTCATCAAGTACGGCAATTAATAAAACTATTCCTGCTGTTATTGCTCCTATCGGAGAAAATAACATCGTTCTATTAAGAATTGCCCAAACTGCCGTTAAAGCAATAATTGCCACTTTCCATCCAATAGTGCCTTTAATAATTGTATTTATCATTGATGCTGTATGAATAATTGCAGTTACAAATTTGGTAATCCATGGAAAAACAGCTTGAATTGTTTTAACAAGACCTTCTTTATTATTTCTTATCCATTGCATTATTTTGTCATTTAACTTAATAATATTCGGAGAAAGTCCAGCAACTATAAGTCCTTTCATGTAATCGACTGCATTGCCAAGCTGTTTCGTTGACTCCCTTGCTTTTTCAATCATTGCGACCGTTCCCGATGGCAATATGAATGCCTTTGCTTTCATTGCATCAAATTCGGCATTGGTAAGTTCAAGAGTTCCCAAAAGGTCTTTACTCACGCCCATTTGCTCCATGATATTTTTTTTCATGCCCTGGGAAAGACCACGTGTTTTAGTCCTTAATTGTTCAAGTATTTGAAAAGGGTCTTGATTTGGATTTATTCCGAGCATTGCATAGCCGGAAATATTTCCTTTGCCAAGTTTAATATTTTCCTGATTTGCAACTATTGCCTTTATGGATTCTGCAACCGCAGCACCAGAACCGGAAACCTCATCAGCGACGGCTGACCAACGTTGTAATTCTTCAACGTTCGCTCCAGTTTCCAAAGAAAACTTTTTTAAATTCAAAGAGCTTTGAAATGAATCATCCGTAATCTTCTTAAGCCCTGCTATGAACGCACCGACTGAAATTGCAGCAATACCAAGCCCGATTTTAACGCTTTTGATTTGCTCAAGAAGATTATCCATCTTCTTTTCTTCATAATCAATCCCGATTCTTGCAAATAAGCTGGCGATGTTCATTTCGTGTCCTTATTTAAAATTCTAAAAGCAGTTTCATAATCCTGTAAATAGACTTCATAATAGAGCAAGTCCATTACAAGATCACATCTTGCTTTTAAAACTTTTTCAGGGTCTTGCCCGTAATATCCGGCCTTTGCAATTCTTATTGCAATAAACTCTTTATTATCGAGTTTTATTTCTGTTTTAGGATACTTCCAATTTTCTTTTGTAGTCCCGAAAACCCTGAAAGGAGACCGCTGAAAAAAGGGAGTAAGTTAGCCTTTATAATTTCAAGCATTATCTGGTAATACCATTGTCTATTTTCCGGCTTTTCAAAGAAATCCTTGTCGACTTTTTCCACGCCGATTATACATCTTGCTCCGCAGTTGAATAGACACGTTTCAACTTCTTTTGAAATACCTACGGAAATAATTGCTTTTAGAATCCCCATTACAGAATCGTTCTTTAAATTATCTTCTGAAATGTTATCTAAATCAATATTTATTCCATTTGAAAGAAGCGATTTGCCGATAGCTCTTTTTAAATCCATTGCCTCATCAAATGAAGCAATGGTAATTTTTAGTTCTTTGCCGCCGATGTTCATTGACTCTCCTTATGCTAATATCCTATCGTTATTGACGAATACAAGATTATAGATCGCTTCGCCCTGTTCGGATTCGCCTTCTGTGTTATCTTTTGCTCCAGGTATTTTTTCTATAAATCCGCCGTTCATATCGTAAGTTACATTCGTTACATTACCCTTGCCGTCTCCGACTCTCTTAACAAAAGCCGCTGGCATGAGAACGTAAGAAGGCGGGTCATTTTTGAAGGCTACAAGTTGACTATTGAGAAATTTATCATCCGGTGATCCCGCAAGAACCCGAAGTGTTACATTTGATCTTAATCCTGAATTCTTTAATGATACAATCGCATTTCCATTTTTGCCGACTTTTGTATCAACTAAATTATCAGGGAATTCGATATTTATAACATCGCCTTCGCCAAAATCCTTAAAAACCCTATCAAGTATAATTGTTGTATCTTTTCCTGTTAATGCTACGCTCATTTTATCCTCCTATGCTTCAATTAAAACGGTCACGTCGGCTGAGTGAATTGCTCCGCTTGACTTTGCTGCAATCTGAATTGCCGGCGCAATCCTTGCCGTTCGCTGTGTTTGTGATTGTAAAGCCACCGGCAGAGAATATATGAAAAATCCTCTTTCAGTAATATTTCTTTGATGATCTACCGGATTCCCGAAAGTCGTTGATCCTGTCCATGTTCCAGGTGCAAAAGCTCCGTTTGTCACAAAAGCCTGCATTACTTTTCTTAATGTATTCTTAAGGCCATTCATTCCTTCTTCGGTCTGCGGAATCTTTGTAGTCGTCTGGGCCAAGAAATTAAATGCTGCAATTGCCAATTTAAGTTTAAGAGCAAGACCGATGTAAACAGCATCAAAGTATCCATTGGCTCCTGAAGTAAAAACTTTCGGCACTCCGAAATCGGCATACATATCTACGCCGGCAAGTTGTGCCGCATCGAGATAAGTTTGACCTGTAGAACCGGCAAAAAGCGTATCTGCGACCAATCCGACTAAATCTTTAAGGTGCATCGTGAGAACTGTATTTGAACCATCAAAATTAACACTTAATGCCCTTGATGCGTAAGATGCCGCAAAAGTTAAAGCCAAAGCAGCAGAGTTTGTATAAAGTAAACATCTTGTATGAGTATACCCTGACTGCATTAAAGTTGTAAAAATTCCTGCAATGTCAGCAATTAAAGAAGAACCAATAAAAAGCATTTTATCGATTGACTGTACTAAAGCTGAAAGTTCTGTCTGTACTGCATCTGTAAGTTTCTTATTAAGAATAATTCCAAAATATGAAACGCTTCCCATTGTTCTTAAAATACAATCTTTAACACTTTCCACGCCAGCATCAGAACCATTAACCTTTAATGCTTCCGGTAAGTTTAAGAGCAATGCTAAGTCCGTACCATCGCTTGAAGTTACAGCCTGGCCGAGTGTAATATTTTTTGCTGCTCCGGTTGTTAAAGTCTGCAAGGTGATCTTTGCACTTGTAATAACTCCGCTTAATGAGAACACAAGTCCTGCTGCCGTGATTGCTGCGTTATTCAATGATGTTAAAGCACTTGCCATGCTTGTGCTATCGATTGAACCGATTGTTATTTTTGAAGATGCCCCGCCATTCACTGCGGCCCTGATGTAATAATCAGTATTTGTCAAGGTTGTAAGATCAACGTTATTTGTACTTAATAAAGTCGCTGCCGTTGCTGAAGCATTTGAATTTCTCGGTATGATTACGAGATAGCCATTACCAGTCAATATGTTCGGATTCTGTGAAAATACAGCAACCGCCATTGTATAAGTTGATGATGTGCTTCCAAAATCTGCGGCAACTCCGGTAGGGTCTTTATAAATTCCAAAAGTACCGTATGAATTACTTAATGGAATATCATCTGTTATAAGAGCAAGAATTGAAGTATTTATATCTGCTAAACCTCGAAGAGCAGACAATATAAACACTCTGATTACATTTGTAATACTTAAAGACATAAAACCTCCTTATTGTTCTATTAATTGTGTAATATCAGTAAATTTATCAAAAACAGGTATCGGAATTATTTTTTCTTTAACCTGACAAACAATGACATTTATCCGGTATCGATTTAAAGCCCTTGAATTTTCTACGAAAGAAAGATCAAGTAAAGGGCTATGTCTGAAAATTTTACACTGCTCTTGCGACATAAGATTTTCAGCATAGTAAGAAGTTAAGCTCATTACAACTTCTTCTTTTCTGGTAATCGCATCCCGATTTTTACTCGTAATATCAATGTCAATTGAATGATACATTACGGTCCGTTTTATTTCAGTATCATCTACCGGATTGTATTCATTTGTACTTGATGCAACTTTTGAATTTCTAAAAGATACGATCACATATAGACCGGAATCTTTCGGAGGTTCAAAGTTTTGATCTTTTACAACAATCCTTCCGTCTGATAAGCCGAGTTCATTCTGGATAATATTACAAATAATTTTATCAGCTTCCAATCCCTGCGGAATCATGTTGCCGGCACCTCTTCAGTAAATCCTTCTTGACATTCATATCTAAAGAACCCGTAATCTTGATTGTCATTTATTGCATCAATTCTGAATGATCTATTTCTAACGACAATCGTATCATCAATATTTAAACCAAGATTCTGCTTAGTAAGAATAATAACCCATTTCCATGATCTTTGTTCTTCCGGTTTCCTTTGTACTTTTTCCTGCGGCATCGGTTGGATATTCATCATTGCCGATCGCTCAACTGGAGTTTCGACATTCTCAAAATCAATAACCTGTCTTGTCATTTGATTATAATAAGTCTGTCTCATCCATCCATTAAGAACATTGCCAACTTTAGGAACCATTATTTTACCTCACACGGCTTTACTGGTTATCGACTTCCGCAAAGTACCCTCAATAATAAGTATTGAAGTTTTTCCAATTGCCTCTTTAAATTTTAAATATCTTTCCGAAAGCGGCTCCCACGTACCAAAACCCCCCGTAGAAAAAGCGTCTTGGATTTGAGCCTCTGCCGAAATACCAATATCTTTAAAGATTGCTTTTATATCGCCTTCTTCAAGATGCTTTTCAAAATTTTTTTTGGCATCCGCTGCAATCTCATTCTGCTTTGTTTCAATCGGCATCTTTATAAAACTACGCTCTGGAATATTCTTTGAAATACTGCCGAACTCATGCACAGAACCATATTCAATGACATTACTATCAGCTCCCTTTTCGCCGAGGAGCCCGATATCTACGTAATGTTTTCCTTTAAGATTTTTAATGAGCTTTTCAAGTTTTACAGTATCGGTTTTAATTTCAATACCCATTTAATATTGAGTCCCTCCGGCAACTGTGAGTACGGCACCATCGAGATACGGCTTGCTAAGCAATAAGAATTTTAGCCCATAGGAACTGGATGCGTAAATCTCAAATTCACCCTTTATCCAGTCCGGTATTTGTACGCTTTCACTCACGCCGTCAGCACTTCGACTATTTTGTAAGAATCTTGTTTGGCCGCCTGAATCCGAAGTATCAATGTTTATTGTAAGAAAATGAGCTGTAAGATATTTAGCAGCTCGGTCTTGAGTATCTTGATCTGGATATAGTCCAGTATTAAGAACCGCATAACATTCATCAATTGCACGTAAAATATCATTATCCCGAACATCCGGAAGATTTTCAGAAAATACAAAATCACGGTCAAAAGTATTTTTTATGTCTGATATTGTAATCATGCAATCACCTTAAAAAGAAGGGGATACCTTTTGAATATCCCCTGATAATATAAAAATTTTATGTGGAAGTTCCCGTTTGGTCCAGGTAGAGCACCTCGAGCGGTCTTGTAATAAGAACACCCGAATACTGACCATAAGCACCCTGGCTCCAGCTTACCTGATCGCCTGTATCTGCTGGTAACATTGTAAAATCAATAGGAATATTCATAGAAAGAGTTTCAGGATCATTTCTATAAAGTATGTATCTATTTGCATTTACATTTCTTGCAGAGTTTTTATCTGCTTGTAAGTATGCAACGTGTCCGATCTTGAAATTTGCTGCACCGGTAATTTC